TACATTCCTTGAGGACTATGCCGATAGAAAAAAATCATTTGAAACTATATTGCAAAGTAAATTAGAAAATTTCTATCGTGACTTAGGATGGACTCTTAATTTAAACCCTAATATTAATAAATTTTTTAATTTTTAATTATGACTAAACTAAAATCTAAATATCAACGTGATGAATCTTTATTAATTGATTCCCTTATTAGGAAAGGTCAACTTACTTTCATAACTCAAATTCAATTAATAGAAACTTCTAAAATCAAAAATCACCAAATTTATGATTGTACTTATGTAGATAATGGAGTTAAAAAACAAGTTAATATTATAGCCCTAGATATTAGTGATGCTGTGGTAAAAGTAGAAAGCATCGTTGAATCAGGTATCCCCCAACCAACTGCTAATATACTGTTAGGTAGTGAAACACTTAATAAAAATCAATGATATCAAAAAATAAATTACAATCAGTTATCTCTAAGTATTATCTTGGAGGTAAAGTAGAATCCGTTAAATGGGAAATTGAAGGGGGTACTTTAACTATCGACTTTATGGCCCCTACTAAGGATATGATTGGTAGGGTAATTGCTTGGGGATTTCCCATCACAACTGAGGGTACATTAGCTATTTTTAATACAACTCAACTTAATAGGTTGTTGAATGTGCTCTCAGGTGATCTTGTACTCGATGCTGAAAAAACTAAAGCAGTATTAACTAAGTTAAATATTCAAGATGCTAAATCTACTATTAACTATTCACTTGCTGACCCACTTATGATACCTAAAGTGGGTGAAGTAAATGAAGATGTTGAATGGCAAGCACAAGCTACTTTTGATAATGAGGATTTCCAAACATTTATTAGGGCAGCTGGGGCCATCCAAGGAAATGAGCTAGTTACAGTAAACCCCACACAAGATATTATGGGTAACTCAATACTTCAATTTACATTTGGGGAGCGTATGGAATTTTCTAATAAAGTAGAATTCCATGTTGCTGCTAAGTTTGAAGATAATGTTAGGGAAGATAATAAAACCCCATTCAGCAGTGAAATGCTTAGGGAAATATTTAATGCCAACAAAACATCAGATGAATGTCAAATGAGTTTTGTGGATGAGGGTTTACTTCGCATTATATTTAGATCCGAAGATGAAAACATTGACTCTCAGTACTTTGTTGTACGGAAAGCGGATTATTAATATTTATTAATATGAAAGAGAAAGAAACTAAATATGGGGAAATAGCATTTGGAACCCCTACCTGGAAAATAGGACCTATAGAAGATTTCCTTAAAAGAAAATTCCCAAATGAAGATAAAGATATAGATGCTTTTTTATATAATGAAGCCCCTTTAACTAGTTCTGAAAGGCAGAATTTTAATGGGTTTTATAAAGGGTGGGATGGTTCTAAAAGTAAAATTCAACCTTTAGAAATGACTGATCAAGAAGCAGAATCCTATTTTATAGAAGACTATAATAGGTTTAAAGGACTTCAAGAATGGACAAAACGCCAATGGCAAAGACGTGCAGGAATTATTAAATAATTTGGTAATTTCCTAAAAGTTTCGTATATTTATTAGTGATCTTAGGACACCAACCTAGTTATCGTATTATTAATTGTCACCTTAGGGGACATAAAACAAAACAAAATGACACATTTAATGTTAAACAAGGACTTTGTAAGTCCACTTGACGTACTCGTCAAAAATTTTTTCGACTCACAGGGTAAATTTGAAGCCCCAAGTCGCCCGAACGTAACACATCCCATTGATGTGTTTGAAAATGAAAATGGCCTTACACTTGAGGTAGCATGTACAGGCATCGATAAAAAAGATATAAAAATTAATATTGAAGGGGATATTCTTAGACTTTCCTACGATAAAGGAAAACCATCTCCTAAACCTGAAGAAAATGGAATTAGGTATTACCATGCAGGTATCAAAAAAAGCAATTTTAATCTAGGATGGAAAATCTCTCGCAGATTTAACCTAACTAAATCCAGTGCTGAAATGGTTAATGGCTTACTTATACTTAGTATTCCGTTTGCAGCTGAATCAAAGCCAAAATCAATTACAATCAAGTAATAAAAAGGTTGGTGTCCTGAAGATTAGTTTGTATATTCCCGCATAAAGCAAAAATAAGTTACATGAATTACATCAAAGACCCCATTCTGGGGGAATATTTCATCCAAATTGATGACTACAACTACTCAGCATTTAAAACTATTATGCCTGATAGTGGGATTCCATATGAACACAATATTGGTCATTTCTCCAACTTAGGAAATGCCCTTAAAAGGGTTGCTGAACATCAAGTTCGTCAACAATCCTATAGTAGTATTAGAGATTATATTACCGAACTAAATAACATTTATAACGAATTTAAACAAAACTTTTTGTAATGGTGAAAGCATTATTTAATGGGGTTATTATAAAACCCATCGAAGAAGAAGAAAGCTCATATGGTACTATTGTAGTACCTGATATGGGCAAAGAAAAAAACCTCAAAGGAGAGGTAGCATCAGTTGGCCCAGGATATCATACTGCTATGGGTAACTTTATTGAAACTATTGTCAAAGTAGGAGATGTAGTATTGCTCCCCCAAATGGGTCCTGTAAAAATAGACTATGAAGGAGAAGAATATTACATGATTGAAGAAAATAAAATTTTAGGAATTATTAAAAAATGAGTAAAACAACTATTGTAAATTACGGAGACGACTCCCGTAAAAAGTTGGTTGATGGTGTCAACCAACTTGCAGATGCTGTCGTAGCTACTTTGGGACCTAATGGTCGCAATGTTGTTATTCAAAATGAACAGGGTTCACCCCAAAGTACTAAAGATGGTGTAACCGTTGCTAAAGCTATTGAATTGGAGGGTACTATAGAAAACACAGGTGCTCAAATGGTAAAACAAGCAGCTATTAAAACAGCAGAACAGGCAGGTGATGGTACTACAACATCTACCTTATTGGCTCGTGAAATTGTAAATGCAGGGATGCGTTATAGTGACAAAGGTCATAATGTTGTAGAAATTAAACGTGGGATTGATAAGTGTGTTAAAGCACATGTTAATAACCTTAGAGAAATGTCCCAGGATATCTCAAGTGAAGACCAACTCCGCCAAGTAGCCACAATCTCAGCTAATAATGATGAAGAAGTTGGTGAATTGATTGCTACGGCAATGGAAAAAGTAGGGCGTGATGGTGTAGTTACCATTGAAGAATCTCGTACTGGCGAAACTTATCTTGAGACAGTTGAAGGCTTACAGTTTGATCGTGGTTATAAGTCCCCTTATTTTGTTACTAATAATGACACTATGAGTGCTAACCTTAAAGATACTGCTATCCTTTTTTATAATGGTAGAATTACTACTGTAAAAGATTTGCTTCCACTTCTTGAAAATCTTTCCCAACAAGCTAAGTCCCTTCTTATTGTTGCTGAAGATATTGATGGTGAAGCACTTGCTACTCTTGTTGTTAATAAAATGAGAGGGATTTTAAACGTATGTGCTGTTAAAGCTCCTGACTTTGGTGATCGTCGTACTTTGCTTATGAATGATATGGCTACTCTTACTGGGGGTCAGGTGGTTGATAAAGATAAAGGTATGAAACTTGACAAATTTGACCTTAAGTGGTTGGGAGAATGTCGTACTGTTAATATTACTAAAGAACAAACTACAATTGTAGATGGTGCGGGTACTGAAGAAGATATTGAACGCCTTTGTAGTGAGATTCAATCTCAAATTGAAAATTCAACATCCCCATTTGAAGTTGAGAAACTCCAAGATCGTCTTGCCAAGCTCACAGGAGGTGTAGCAGTTGTTCATGTAGGAGGGAATACTGAAACAGAAATGCGTGAGCGTAAAGACAGAGTGGATGATGCTCTTCAAGCTACAAAAGCAGCAATTGAAGAAGGCATCATCCCCGGAGGTGGAGTAGCATTACTACGTTCTAGTGAAGACATTGTTTGTGAAACATCTAATGACGACCAAAAATTAGGATGTGCCATTATGAGCTCAGCTCTCCGTAAGCCATTTAGACAAATCCTTACAAATGCTGGGTTAGAGGATGCCCCTCGAATTGAATTTAGCACTACTTCAGCTGAAAATAGAAATATAGGTTATAATATTAAAACTGGTAAATTTGAAGATTTCCTCAAAGTAGGAATTATAGATCCTACCAAAGTTACGCGTTGTGCCCTTGAAAATGCAGCTTCAATTGCAGGTACTATTTTGTTAACAGAATGTACTGTAGTTAACAAACCTCAAGAAAATGAAAATGAGGTTGGAGCTATGCCTGGAATGTTTTAATTTTAGCTAAATGGCTGAATTCGAAACAGTAGAACAAAAGCAATTAATTGCTAAAAGAGTACCCCCGGGGGATTCTTGGAAGTTGATGGACGACCCAAATGGGGTCGTCCACTCTTCCCTTACAGAAACTTTAGAAGCATATTTTCAAAAAACCAAATTTAATAAAGCATTTTATTTAGATCCTATTGGAAGTGCTTTATACTCAGTAGACAGAGTTGAAATAGAGGTCGAACAAGAACCAGTTAAGGAGTATAGTTTTTACGGAGAATTTAAACAAGGAATATAATGGAAAATAGTTTATGGGTTGAACGGTATAGACCTGATGTACTTGAAAATTATGTAGGTAATGAACATCTAAAAAATATTGTTAAACGATATTTAGAAGAAAACGATATCCAAAATCTAATCTTCTATGGACCCGCTGGTACCGGGAAAACTACGCTCGCCAAACTTCTGGTTAAGAATCTTAATTGTGAGCACCTTTACATTAATGCCTCTGATGAACGAGGTATTGAAACAATTAGGGATAAAGTATCGGGGTTTGCTAGTACAATGTCGTTTAAACCACTTAAAGTGGTTATTTTGGATGAGGCTGATTTTCTTACTATTCAAGCTCAAGCTTCTCTCCGGAATGTTATTGAAACGTTTTCTAAGAGTACTCGGTTCATTTTGACTTGCAATTATGTAGAGCGTATTATTGACCCTTTACAGTCACGTTGCCAAGTACTTAAAATTATACCCCCAACTAAGGGTGCTGTTGCCCAATATCTCTTTAATATTTTATCTAAAGAAAATGTACAACATAGTACTGACCACCTTAAAGATCTCGTAAACCAATACTACCCAGATGTACGTAAAATGCTTAACGTATGTCAGATGAGTGCTAGAAATGGTGAATTAGAATTGGATAAACAAACACTTGTATCATCTAATTACATTGATAAAGTAATTGAATTATTACCTAATAAAAAGTCATTTAAACCAATCCGCCAAGTAATTGCCGATTCCAATGTAAATGATTTTGATGCGTTATATAAAGCTTTATATGCGCGAATGGACGAGTATACATCACGACCCGCAGAGGCTATTATTATTATTGAGGAATATATGTACCATTCAAATTTTCGAATTGATAAGGAAATTAATATAATGGCATGTATTTCTAAACTACTTGAAGTTTCTGGTAAAGTTGTTATATAAAGACTTAATACAATTTGGAGACCGAACATTTTTATTGTATCGTACCGTTAAGGTTACAGATAAAGTAGAACCCAACACCCTAAAAGAGTATTGGCACTGCGACACAGTGCTTAAAAAAGAAAACTTATATTATTTTTGCAACGAAATTAAACAAATAAATTATGAAGAAATCAGAAATGACAGCTCAACAACCACAACTTGACTTGGGCAAAACAACCTCAATTACCACAGAATCAGGTGGTGAAATTTTTAAGCAGGGATTTGTCCTGCGTAAAGTATCTCGTTTTATCACTGGTGGTGAAGACGCTGTACTCCCAATCCCGGTATTTTATGACGGGGAAACAGGCAAAATCTACTCAGAAACCCTCCCACCAGAATTGAGAGAGGAGTATGACACTTTTTGATTGGCTTTCTGAGCTAACAGGCAAGAAACGAGATTGGGACTCCTTTTCCGATAAGGAGAAGGAGTCCTTCAATCCCTATATGATTAATAGATTTATATCTATGCATCAACCATTTGCTGAATTAGCAAATTATGTACAAACTATACCTTATACTGAGAAGGAAAAATATTATAAGGTATATTGTGGTTTGTTACCCAAACAAAATGTTTGGCTTAAATATATTAAATCAAAAATGAAACAACCTAATAAAAAATTATTGGAAACTATTGCCTCACTATATGAAATTTCTACATCACAGGCCGTAGATTGGGTGAACATGCTTGATAAAAAATACATTAAGGAAGCACTGCAACAACAAGGTTTACAAAAAGACGAAATAAAAGAATTATTTAAATAATGGATAGCATAGTCACTTCAGTAATTAAACAATTTGAAACCCGTTCTAAAATGGGTGAACAAAAGTATGGTGTTAATATGGATCGGGATGATCTTAAATTCCATGAATGGGTTACTCATATGAAAGAGGAACTTATGGATGCCATACTTTATTTAGAAAAATTAGAAAAAATATATGGCCAAGAAGCCCCAAATACTCAAGGAGATACAAAATAAGGAATTACCTGAGGTAAATTACACCTATCAAAAAACAATTTCTTATTCACAAATGTCCATGTATAGAAGTTGCCCACATAAGTGGGCACTCCAGTACAAAGATGGACACTATCAAAATGAGCAGTCTATCCATTTTACTTTTGGTACTGCAATGCATGAGGTAATTCAAGATTGGCTTACTGTATTGTATGAGCAATCTGGGGTAAAAGCAGATGCTATGGATTTAGAGGAACTATTCCAAGAAAAATTTATAGGGCTATATAAAGAAGGTTACAAACAAAACAAAGACACCCACTACTCATCCCCAGAAGAGCTTAGAGAATTTTTTGAAGATGGGATAGCCATACTTGAATTCCTTAAGAAAAAACGTAAACAATACTTTGGTAATCGTGGTTGGCACTTAGCAGGGATTGAATTACCAATTGTAATGAACGTTGGTAGAAATTTAGTATACAAAGGTTTTATTGATCTCGTATTATACCATGAACCCACAAATAAATTTTATGTATACGATATAAAAACGTCTACTAGAGGATGGAACGATAAAGCTAAAAAAGACGAAAACAAGCAAATGCAACTTGTACTTTATAAGAAATTCTTTAATGAACAATATGGAATTCCACTTGAAAATATTAATGTGGAATTTTTTATTGTACGTAGAAAAATTTGGGAAAATAGTGATTATCCTATTCATAGAGTACAACAACATAGACCTGCTGCAGGTAGAAATAAACTTAAAAAAGCAGACCGCATATTAGAAGAGTTTATTACTGAATGTTTTACTCCTAAAGGAAAACACCTAGACGTGGAGCACCCAAAAGTTGTATCTAGATTATGTGAATGGTGTCTTTTTAACAATAATAAAGAACTATGCAACAAATCTTAAGTAACCCTATAATTATTGGATCCTCAGATATTGTTTTAAAACAAAAATTAGGTAGTGAAATAGATAAATTTGGTACCATTGTCAGGTTTAATAGAGCTCCCACACAAAATTTTGAAGAACATGTAGGATCCCGCACAGATTTAAGAGTAGTAAACTCACATGTGTTTAGAAATAAACCTAAAGACAATGAAGATTTATCTTTCCTTCCTTTAGTAAAAAATGAAGTTATTGGACATGATAGAGGGGTGAATACAAGTACTTTCCATGATGTGTTTGATAAAAGTTGCACCCACATTAAAATTAACAGGTATAAAGAATTTGATATCATTGAAAAAAATTTGATTATCCCTTTGCAAATAGATTTAGGTTTTAAGGGATATGAACCTTCTTTAGGACTAGGTACTATATGTTATTACATTAATAATAATGTAATACCTACGGTTTATGGTTTCCATTTGCATAATGATGACGTAACAGTTGCCCCCCATTACTGGAATGTAAAACCTAAAGTAGGAAGATTTCATAATTATTCTTATGAAAGGAAACTTATTAGAAAATTTGCTGAATTAAATTTAATAAAAATATTGCAATGAATGTTTATGTTGATATAGATGAAACTATATGTTTTTATGAAGGTGAAAGGCACTATCCTGATGCTGTACCCCATTATAAAAACATTTCTAAAATAAATAAGTTATATGACGAAGGTCATAATATTACTTACTGGACAGCACGAGGTACTGTAACTGGTATAGACTGGATGAAAGTTACCCATAAACAATTAACTGAATGGGGATGCAAATTTCATACCCTTAGCGTAGGACTTAAACCAGCTTACGATTTACTCATATGTGATAAAACTAAACGAATAGAAGAAATATGATATTTAATTCTCCCGTATACCCTATCCCCCCCTCATTTAAAAATGAGGAATTAGAATTTAATTCTACTTTAAAGTACTTAAAATATTTAGACTCTAAAGGAGCTAAAATTATAATGTCTACAGCTGGGACTTCTCAATATAACCTTCTCTCCCAAGAGGAAATTAGAAATTTTAATCTAACTTTATACAATTTCCCAGGCAAAAAGATATTAGGTATCCCTCCCTTATCTTTAGCTCATATAAAACAAGAAATTACCTTTTATAATGAGTTATCTGATGTTTACCTCCTTATACTTTTTCCTGAAAGATATTATGATAACGAGCAAATAGTTGAGTACTTTCAAGAAATTTGTTCTTTAAGTAAACATCCTATTTTGGTTCACGGTAATTCCTTAAGAAAGGGATATGGGGGGGTATATGAGTATGATTTTACTTTACTTAAAGAATTATCTAAAATAAAAGGATTTATAGGGATGAAAGAAGAATCATCAACTCTTGGCTTTTCTATGAACAATATTTCAAACTTAGATTTAGAGATTATAGTAGCAGGTGGCAGTATGAGGAGATTTTGGTCCCTTGAACCTTTTGGTGCTACTACTTATTTAGCAGGAGTTGGATCTTTTAATCCCAAAATAGAAGAAAAGTTTTATGAGTTTTATAAAAAAGGGGAGCTTGAAAAAGCAAAATCTATTGTAAAAAATATTGAAACTCCTTTATTTAATACCTATATGAAAATAGGTTGGCATGCTTCTATGAGAGAAAGTTTACATCAAATGGGATTCCTTTTAGAAAACAGAAAACCTTTTGTAGAAAAATCATCCTCATTCTTGAAGATTATTGATGAAATCTCTTCTAACATGTATGGTGCTACTGCTGTTAT